TGCTCGCAACCCTCGCATCGAAGGTGACAAGCTCAAGGCCGATCTGCACCTCCTTAAAAGCTCCCCCCACTACGGACTTATCAAAGAGATGGCAGACGAAGCACCCGATCAGTTTGGCGTTTCCTTAGCCTTTATGAACGAATCTGAAACGATTGGAGGCAAGGATTATATTCGTCCTCAAAGCATCGCCTCTGCTGATTTGGTTAGTTCTCCGGCATCCAACGAGAGATTTAAGGATTTTGCCGGGGTGGAACAAGATATGCTCGTTTTCGCTGTCGGATCAAAATTGGGCTACAATGCGGGAGGCCAGAGCGTCCCCGCTGATATTAAACAAGCAGTTGTCGAGGCTGACCCAATACTTGACAATAAAGGAAAATCTACAATGGAAGATTATAAAACACAGATGGAAGGCTTGATGAAGCGCATGGAAGCTCTTGAAGCCATCGTAACCCCGAAGACTGAAAATAAAGATGTCGTTGCCGAAGGCGCAAAGGCCGAGGGTGAAACCCCTGCCGTTGAAGTCAAAGAAGACACCAACATGAGCGAGCTTGTGAAAAAAGCCCTCGTTGAATTTGGCATCAAGCCCATCCCCGCCAGCCCCGCTGTAGAGGAAAAGGTCGAAGCCAAGGCTGAACCTAAAACTTTTGAAGCTCTTGTAGCGGCTCATGCCGATTACGGAACCTCAAAGCTATCGGCCATGAAAGCCGTTATGCTCTCAAACCCAACTGAATATGCCGAAGCTCTTAGCCGTGGCATTAGCAAAATCTAACAAAGGACAATAAAAAATGAGTTCACAAATTGACGGACATTTTCGTACCTTCGGTTTCTCCACGGCTATCTCGGCCTACCGCTTGGTCATCCCCTCCACCACCACAGCGGGTTTCGCTGATGTGGCGACTACTGGCACGGCTCGCGCTATCGGCGTAGTGCAACAGGACGTTGCCGCTGGTGATGCAGGGACAGTTAAGTTGTTCCACCCTACGTTTTTTGCAACCGTCTCGGGCGTTGCGGCAGTAGGTGATGTGGTTAAATTCGACAACGGCGGTCAAGTGACCACGCTGGCGGCCAACATCGGCACGGCTGGCATCGCTCTGGAAGCGGCCACGGCAACTTCGGCGGTTATTGAAATCGCTGTTCCGTTGTACTAAACAATCGTAACAACAACCAAGAAAGAATAAAATAATATGGCATTTGTAAGTGGCGGAACAACGATTCGGGCAGACATCTCACAGGCTCTCATTGAAGGGCCGAGTGATGTCGGATTGATCGGTGCGGAAGCTCTCCCCCTGCTCAACGTCCCGGCTAAAAGCGGAATTTATCTAAAAGCGACTCTCGCTGGTGCTGATCTGCGTAATGCAGACGCTCTCAAGCGTGATATTGCTTCCGAATATGCGGCGATCACTCGCTCATACAATTCGGCAACCTACGCGACTCAGGAATACGGATTGACTGAATATCTGGACGATTCCTTCAAGTCGGACATGAACAGGTTCTTCAGCATCGAGGCTTCCTCGGCCAAGTTCTTGCTCCGTCAGTTGAAACTCTCCCACGAGAAGCGGGTTTCCGATCTTCTCTGGGCGAGCACGACTCCGTTTGCTACTGCCGATCAAACCCGCGCAGTTGCCTACACGGAAGCTCTCTTGACCACCATCAACGCCCCTGCGGACGTTGCGGCGGCCAAACTCGCTCTTAATAAGTTAGGGTATAGTCCGAACGCCGTGCTCATGAGTGCTAACGTGTTCGAGCGTATCCGCCGTTCCACCCTCCTCCAGAATATGTTCTTCGGAGTTATCTCCGATGTCGGCCCCCGGTTGCTTGATGAAAAACAAGTGGCCGCTGGTCTGGGTGTGGAGAAGGTTCTGATTGGTCGCGCGGCTCGTAACTCCTCAAATAAGAACATCGCCTATAGCGGCTCGTTCATCATCCCTGATTCGCAAATTATCGTTGCGGATTTGCAAGGTGGCGAGTTCACCGCTGGCGGGATTGGTCGCACCCTCGTGTGGGCTGATGACGCTCCCGGTGGCTTCATCTCGGAAACCTTCCGTGATGATTCCCGCCGCTCCAACGTCCTTCGTGTTCGTATGAACACCGCGGAAGTTGTGATCGATGCGAATGCTGGTGTGCGTATCACCACGAACTACGCCTAAAGTCTCGGTTCTAGTCTGGTTCCTCTGAAGAGGGGGGAGTGAGTGAATAACTTGCTCCCCCTTTTTCTTTCTATTGACATCTCAAAGTAACTAGAAATCCTATCTGAAATCCTCTTGAATGAAACACGATCTTTCCATATATTTAATTGCGGGAAATGAAGAAGCCTACATTGAGCGTTGCCTTAAATCGTTTGCCCCAGCCGCAAAAGAGATGGTTGTTTGTATTGCTAGGGGGTCAGCTACTCCCGACAAAACTGAAGAGATTGCATTGGCTCTCGGTGCTCGAATCGTTCACTATCAGAATAAAAAATCTGATTGGCCTTTTATAGACGACTTCGCAGGGGCAAGGAATCTGGCCCTAAATGCCTGTTCTTGTGAGTTTCAAGCGTGGGTGGATGCTGATGACGTAATGGCCGAGGATGGGGTGGCCACGATTGAATATGCCATCGACCAGCTAATAGAAAGGGATGGGCATTTAGTGGCTCTAAAATATTGGGTGGAGAATGCTTCTTTATGCCCATTGAGGGAAGAAGTTTCTAGGAGGGGGACTTGTGAATGGAAAAGCCGAGTGCATGAAACCTTGGTGGCCTTTGACCAAAAGAAGATGTTTGGACTAGATAAGATTTGGCGCATTCATAAGCCCCACGGCTACAAAAAAGCAAGCGCAGATAGGAATTTTAAGATATTGCAAGACGAACTAGAGGAAGCACCAAAATCCCTTTACTATACCCAGCAAGAATACTTCTTGTCCGGGCAACACCCTAAAGCGATTGAATACGGAAAGAAGGCTTTAGCATTCCCTGACCTAGACGAAACTCTAAAATACGATGTTCTCTTGAACCTTGGGAGATGCCATCCAGAGGAAGGCGAAAGGCTTAAATACTTGGGCGAGGCCGTGACTTGCCAGCCAGAAAGGAGGGAAGCGCATTATTATGCCGCCTTGCTATACGCTTCTAAGGGTCAATGGGTAAAGGCATGGGGATCTGCTCGCTCCGCAATCTCGCTTCCTAGACCATCTACTCACTACTGGAATCTGCAAGAGCCTGTTTATAGGTGGCAGACTTTGGACATTTATCGGACGGCTTCTATTTGTGTAGGCAATACCGCTGAAATCGAAAACGCAAACAAGGCATGGACTAACCCTCCAAAAATCACGCTAGTTCACGCCACTAGGGGCAGGGCGAATGTAGCCTATCAGCGCAGGTTCCAATGGCTTTCATTGGCCGCAGAGCCTTTGGCAATCGAATGGCTCTTCATGGTAGACCACGATGACCCCGAAAACTATGTGCCTCACGGCGCAATCCGATGCAACCCCGGAGGCATTATTAACGCATGGAACGAAGGGGCAAAGAGGGCTAGGGGCGAGGTAATTATTCAAATGAGCGATGATTGGAGTCCTCCCCGCAACTGGGATGCCCTAATTTTAAGCGCAATAGGGGATACAAAGGCCGAGAAAGTGCTGGCAGTATCAGATGGCCATAGGCAAGATAAACTCCTTTGCATGGCTATCCTGACGCAATCTAGGCTCAAAAAGCAGGGTTATATGTTTCACCCAAGCTACCAAGAGTCCGATGGCATCTATTCAGACAACGAATTTACCCAGAGAGCCTATGATGACGGCGTAGTAATTGAAGCGAAAAACATTGTCCTAACCCACGAAAACCCTATGTTCACCGGGGGACAACAAGACGAACACTTTAAGAACCACAACAAGCCAGAGCATTATGAGAAAGGAAAGGCGATCTATGAAAAACGCAAATCAGATAATTGGGTGTAGAAAAGCTAAAAAGGGGGAGGATACCAAGAGGCTTGGTATAATCACGTTTGGGAAATCTCGCCCCGACCCCACCAAATATGTAAAGGTGGATATAACCTATGATGAAAAAGCAGAGAAAGATTTGTATGAGTGTGGGATGTTGGCATTAAAGCACGACAAGGAAGCAGTCATCAATTATGTAATTGTTAAGGCTCTTACTGGATACGCAAAGTGCAAGAAGTAACCATCAACGATCCATTCGGGCAAGCCTTGGCAAAATATAGCAAAGGCAAGAAGATTGGCCTAGAGATTGGCGGAGGAACCGGGGATGGCTCCACTCAATGTATTTTCACAGAAAAGCTATTTAGCATTGAGATAAACCCAGACCGCATTGGACGGCATCGTATGAACCTAGAGGCCAAAGGAGGAGTCTCCATTTACGGCTCCGCTGTTACAAGG